ATGCTGATCACGTGGTGTTTTGTTTAGAAGGTCGTAGCTGGCGTAAAGACTATTACGAACCATACAAGCGCAATAGGCAAGAAGCCCGTGATGCTCTAACTGAAAGAGAACAAGAAGAAGATAAAGCATTTTGGGAAATCTTTGACGAATTTAAAAATTACGTTACAGAAAAAACTAATTGTACTGTAATGCGCCATCCGCAACTAGAAGCAGATGATTTAATTGCTGGCTGGATACAAGCACACCCTAATGACAATCATGTTATTATAAGTACAGACGGAGACTTTGCTCAACTAATTGCACCTAACGTAAAACAATACAACGGTGTTAGCAACACTACAATTACACACGAAGGATACTTTGACGACAAAGGCAAGCCTGTTATTGATAAGAAAACAAAAGAACCTAAACCTGCACCCGATCCTGCATTTATGCTATTTGAAAAGTGTATGCGCGGCGATACTAGTGACAATGTGTTCTCTGCTTATCCGGGTGTACGCAAGAAAGGCACTAAGAACAAAGTCGGACTTATTGAAGCATTTGAAGATAAAGCAACAAAAGGCTACAACTGGAATAACATGATGCTACAGCGTTGGGTAGATCACGAAGGTGTAGAGCATAGAGTGTTAGATGACTATAATAGAAATGTAATTTTATGTGATCTAACTGCACAACCTGCGGAGATTAAAGAAATAATCTCTGCAACTATTGCAGAGAATGCTGTGCCAAAAGAAGTAGCACAAGTAGGCGTTAAACTAATGAAATTTTGTGCATTGTGGGATATGCAACGAATTGCAGACAATGCGCAACACTTTGCAGAACCGCTTAATGCAAAATATATAGCATGAGAAAAGAAGAACTAGTCTATCTTTTTAATAAATTAAACAATGAAGACTCAGTTGGACAGATAACAGCAATAGTGTATGATGCAAACGATGGTCAATTTATTACAGATAGTATTAGATTAGACATGGACGGTGGAAGATTAATTATTGCACAGAAAGGTTGTAGCAACTACGAGCGTAATAAAAAAAATTGGAAACAAGAATTGGAATTTTATAAATGAAAAATATATAGCATAATGGAGAATTAAGTATATGGCAGGTAAAGGTAGTAACCCGCGCCCGTTTAGTGTTGATAGAAAAACATTTGACAATAATTGGGATCGAATCTTTAATAAGAAGCCGGCGCAAAATGTGAAGGAAGTTTCTCGTACTATTAAAGAAAAACAACAGGAGAAAAATAATGATAAAGAAAATTAAAGCCAAAACTGTCTTAAAAGACAAATTTTGGATTATAGAAGATCAAGGAACAAAACTAGGCACACTTAGTACTAATGACGATCTTTTTGTTTTTTCTAATAGTCAAGAGACTAAAGTATTTTCTAATATTTCTAAATTTAAAAAACACTACGGTGTTGACATAGTTTTTTCTAAGGCAAACGATGTTGAAGACACCACTACTGTAAAAGAAGTCAAAGGATACCCTACAAGTTGTACTCCGTACAATACCATGTACGATGTAAGAAGAAAATTACCTTTGTTTACAAAAAGTACAAAAAGTAAAAGTCTTTACTGTGCAGGATATTATATAATTGAATTTGATAAAGGTTGGGTCAAATCGTTTTGTCCTAAATTAATTACTATTGAAAGATATAATTACAAAGGACCTTTTACTACAGACATTGAAATGCGTCAGGAGTTAAGTCGTGTCAATGCAAAATGAACCAATTAATACTGCTCCTATAGAAAATTTTATTCAGCAAGTAAAAAATGCTGAAAATTCTAAATCTAAAGAAGTTAAATTAGATATTACTCAGGCAAAAAATCTTGCTTTTTCATTAGGAACAGTTATGGCACGATTAAATGGAAATCTTGAAGACTTGCTAATACGTAATGCAAGAGGCGACAACGAAGTAATTGAAATTAAAATGGATCAAGGCAATTGGTGACCATTGACTCAAAAGCCCTTAAAGAATCTATTGCAGATACCATACTTGCAACTATCATTAGTTTTCCTTTAAATGTAATGCTCCTTGCTATTGCTAAAAACTTTGAGTTAAATGTTGTAGAAACTGCTGTTTTTATAACTCTTATATTGTTTAACATTGCAGTATTTCGTAAGTATAGCGTAAGAGTTTACTTTAAAAACAAAAAAAAGTATTAAAAAAGAGATAAATATATACGTAGTTAATTAATAGGATTACGTATATGTCAAGACCAAAGCCGAACGTATTATTAGAATACGTCAACAAAAAAAATTATAAAGCAGAACAAATATTAGAAGCAGAAGCAATATGGGCTGTGTTTTATAAAGGTGCCCCTTTTAACTTAAAATCTTCTAATGTACTAACTAGCTATCCTGGTCCTAAATACAAAAAGGTATCTTTTTCAAATCCCGGTCATGCACATAACCTTGCTAAAAAATTAAATAAAATGTTTAATTGCGAAGATTTTTCTGTCTTTAAATTAACTACAGGCGAAGAATTAAAACCAGAATGAACTGGAAAGAAACATATACAAAGATTTTTTTAAAACAATCTAATAAAACTATAAACGATATTACTGTAAAAGAATATCTCCCTGTTTGGTGGCAAAATACTAGAGCAAAAGATCAAGGCGGATTGCGGCTTACAGAAGAAGGCTATAGATTTGTTACAGAAGAAATAGAACTACAAACATATGATGTTCCGTTTCCAGCAGACTTTGATCTTACTACGAATGTTGTGATATGGCTAGATAAATTTATAGACTGTCCTTACTATTTGTGGAGCAAAGGAATCGTTGTAACAGACGAAAAGAAAGCACTCGAACTGCATCTTTTCAGTGGAGATGTTAAAAAATACGGCCTTACAAAAGCACTATCTCGTCAAGAATAATTGGTATACAACCTCTTGACAAATCATTAGCAGATGCTATAATATATACATACTTACAAAACGGCACTAATTTTTTTAAGGAGTATAGTATGGAAGATATAGCAGTAAGACAGGTAACCCCAAATAGCGCAAAATCTAGCATTAAGGTTGCTATTGAACGTAAACGTCCCATTTTTCTTTGGGGACCTCCGGGTATTGGTAAATCAGACATTGTCGAACAAATTACCAATTCATTACCAAACTCTCATTTGATTGATATTCGTTTATCTTTATGGGAGCCCACTGACATTAAAGGTATACCTTATTTTGATTCCAATCAAAATAAAATGGTCTGGGCCGCTCCAGCAGAATTGCCTGACGCAAAAATGGCTAAAAAATATGATCATATCGTTCTTTTCTTAGACGAAATGAATTCAGCGGCTCCAGCTGTACAGGCGGCAGCCTATCAGCTAGTTCTAAATAGAAAAGTTGGACAATATGTTTTGCCTGACAATGTAATGATTGTTGCGGCAGGTAACCGCGAAGCTGACAAAGGTGTTACATATCGTATGCCTGCACCGTTAGCTAACCGTTTTGTTCACTTGGAAATGCGTGTCGACTTTGACGACTGGTTAGAATGGGCTACTGCAAACAAACAACATTCAGACGTTGTAGGTTACATTACCTTTAGTAAAAAAAGTTTATACGATTTCGATCCAAGATCTTCTAGTAGAGCTTTTCCGACTCCCCGATCATGGAGTTTTGTAAGCGATTTATTAGATGATAACTTGGACGAAAATACCACTACTGATCTAGTTAGTGGGTCTGTTGGTGAAGGCGAAGCAGTAAAATTTATGGCACACCGTAAAGTTGCCAGTACATTGCCCAACCCAACAGATATCCTAGTAGGAAAAGTAACAGAGCTTAACAGTAAAGAAATTAGTGCCATGTATTCCTTAACTGTTTCGCTCTGTTACGAATTAAAAGAAGCCTCTGATAAAAACGATAAGATGTTTGATAAAAAGGTTTCTAACTTCCTACGTTTCGCAATGGATAACTTCGATACAGAATTAGTTGTAATGGGTATTAAATTAGCCCTCACACAATATTCATTACCAATTGATCCTGACAAAGTTGATTGCTTTGACGAGTTTCATGAGCGATATGGAAAATACATTAAGGCTGCGCAAGAGGCTTAATGGTTATAATACAGTGGGCTACGGCCCACTGTTTTTTCATTTCATATTGACAAATTCTCTTTTCTTTTGTATAATATATAGTATAAACAAAGGACGTACGGCATGGGCATAGATACAAAAACATTTCAACCAAAAGAACTTTCCGAAAAAGAACTTAAAGTGATGCGTGAAGAAGTTCACGACAGAGTTATTGTTGCTCGTGTCGGTTTATTATTGCGTCATCCATTTTTTGGTAATATGGCTACTCGTTTACGTGTTCAGCACTGTGACGATTGGTGTCCTACAGCCGCTACAGACGGTCGTACTCTGTACTACAACACTCAGTTTTTTAATGCTCTTTCTAATAAAGAAATCGAGTTTGTAATTGCACACGAAATTTTGCACTGTGTATTTGATCATATCATTCGTCGCGAAGATCGTAATCCTGTACTTTTTAATATTGCTTGTGATTACATTGTTAATAACACCTTAGTGCGTGATAGAATAGGTACAATGCCCACCCTAGTTCAGTGTTTTCAAGACTTTAAGTATGATAGCTGGACTTCAGAAGAAGTATATGACGATCTGTTTGATCAGGCAGAAAAACAAGGCGAAGAGTTTGTAAAACAATTAGGCGAACTATTAGACGATCATATCGACTGGGAGAGTGAAGAAGACGATAGCGATGATGGTGAAGGCAAAGAAAAACGTCCTACTTATACAAAAGATGAACTAAAAAAGATTAAAGACGAAATCAAAGAGAATATGATTTCGGCAGCTCAAAGTGCAGGCGCTGGAAATTTACCTAAAGAAGTACAAAGAATTATTAAAGATCTCGTTGAACCCAAAATGAACTGGCGTCAAATTATAAGGACACAAATTCAGAGTACGATTAAAAACGACTACAGTTTTGTTCGACCTTCAAGAAAAGGCTGGAATACTGGTGTTGTTTTGCCGGGCATGAAGTTTGACGAAACTATAGATATTGTACTATCACTTGATATGAGCGGATCAATTGGCGATGCGCAGGCAAGAGACTTTATAAGCGAAGTTAAAGGTATAATGGACGAATTTAAAGATTACAAAATAAAAATTTGGTGCTTTGATACAGAAGTATACAACGAAGAAGAGTTTAGTTCAGACTGCGGTAACGATATTCGTGATTATACAATTACCGGCGGTGGTGGTACTGACTTTGATGTTAACTGGAAGTATATGAAAGACAATGATATTGTACCTAAAAAGTTTATTATGTTTACAGATGGATATCCTTGGGGTAGTTGGGGAGATGAGTCATACTGCGATACAATTTTCTTAATCCATTCTAACAGAGATAAATCTATTGAAGCACCATTTGGTACAACCTTACATTATGAAAATTGATTTTGATAACCCTAATCCATTAAACTTGTTTGGCTTAAGAAAATTAGAGGTTCCGCCTCCTTTTTTTAATTACTGTAATTTGATTTTATCCTATAATTTGCTTAATGCTATAGAACTATGGATAAAGGAAAACTGCAAGGGCAGATATTATATAGGACAAGGTAACTCTTTATCTGATGACGGTTTTATTAACTCTGGATTAAAAATAGGATTTGAAGATTCAAAAGAAATGAGTTATTTCATGTTGGCTTGTCCACATTTAAAGTATCAATAAATAAAGTACGCATATATATTTACATAGGAGATTAAAATATGAGCGAAACTAAACAACAAGAAAAAGCGGCGGCACCTGCTCCGGAAGCACAAGAATCTTCGCCTGTTACAGATTTAACAGTACAAGATTTGCAAGCAATTAAAGCAGTTATTGATGTTGCTAGTCAGCGCGGTGCATTTAAACCAAATGAAATGATGACCGTAGGACAAGTTTATACTAAACTAGAAGCATTTTTAGCCGCTGTTGCAAAACAACAACAAGCTGGAGAACCAGTAAAAGGAGAATAATATGTCTGAACTAAAACATATAGGTAAAATGAAAAACGGGCGTAAGGTTGTAGTTGCTTATAAAACTGTACCTAACGAACCAGACAACTGTATAGTTGTAGCAACAGAGTCATTAGATGCAGATCAGCACGATACTTTAATGAATCTAGTAGAAAGCAATACAGGACAAACGTCATTTGAACTAGCAGAAGCTATGGCAAGGTCAATGCTACCTGACGGTCGTAATATGCTAGAAGCATTTCATACAACAGGAAAACTTAACAAATATCCAACTACTGATATTATAATGACTCCTAATACAAAAACTAGTTTACCACTAAACGAGCTAAATGCATTAATTGCAGAACAGCAAGGTGTTAGTATATCAGATCTTGCAATCAAACCTGATACTGCACAAGAAACTCCTGTAGCACCTGTAGTAACAGACTCTGTAGTAACAGAAACTGAAGAAACTGTTGTTACAAACACTGACGGTGTGCTTACCGACGAAGAATTGGCTGCACAATACCGTTCACAAGCTGACTCACTTTTTAAAGAAGCAAAAAGATTAAGAGAACAGGCAGAAGAACTTGTTCCAACTAAGAAAAAGAGTAAGACAGCAGCCAGTGAGTAAAAGACTTCCACAAGAAGTAATTGATAGCTGGCCTGAAGTATTCGGCGATATAGATGTAAAAAGCGTACCTTTAGAGTATCTCAATGCTATTCACGTTGCTTTTAGAAATTCAGATGTATGGGTAATTGATTTTACAAAGACAAAATCTGCTACTCCTGAAGTAGTAAACGCTGAATTAAATGAGTTGTTTGAAGAATATCAAGACGAAATTGTTAATATTGATTTCAAATTAGATACGCAAAAAGTAAAAAAAGATGTACAGCGCCGAACGACTCATTTCCTAAAGAAAAGAAAATAGTATTTTGACAAAAGGCATAAATACTATATAAATATTATTAGGAGTTACGTGAATGGCTTTACGTTTAAGAAGAGGTACAGACGCTGAAAGACTATTAATTGTGCCGCTAGCCGGCGAATTAATATATGCAACTGATACCAAAAGAGTTTATGTTGGTGACGGAGTCACTGAGGGAGGTCTCCCAATTGATACTGGTGCGTTGTCCATCAATGAACTTTCCGACGTAAATACCACACAAGGCGATAGTACTCAGCCTGTAGACGGCGAAGCCTTAATATGGGACTCAAATAATCAAGAATGGCGCCCTGGAACTTTTAGTGCTGTAGACAGTGCTTTAGGTGACCTAACTGACGTAGTGTTAGCAGGATTAGCAGCAGATCAAGTTCTTACATATGATGGTCTTAATTGGGGTAATCAAACATTAAATAACTCGTTGTCTGGCTTAGACGATGTAAACATCACTTCTCCAGACATCGGTGCATTTATTAAATACGACGGTGCTGAGTGGATCGACAGCACATTAACACTTACTGAGCTAAATGATGTTGTTATAGCCGCACAAGCATCTGGAGATGTTTTGTATTTTGACGGTGCCGATTGGGTTAATGCTCCTTTAGAACTTGCAGATATTTCTAATGTAGATTTAACTGGTGCTGTAACTGGTTCTATCTTAAAATTCGATGGTGCAAATTGGAGTGTAGGCGCAGACGATACTACAACTACCGTGTCTGCAGATACAAATCCTGCTTTAGGGGGCAACTTAGATGCAGGAGGCTTTAGTATATCAAACGCTGATACAATTACGGCTACTACTTTGATAGGTGATGGTTCAGGTATCAGTAACGTAATGCAACAAGTACAAGATGATGCTAGTCCTACTTTAGGCGGCAATTTAAATCTTAATGGATTTAATGTTGTCGGAAACGGAAATATACTTTTAAATAACAACTTGCAAGCAGACGTTATATTAGCAAATACTGTTTCAGGAAGATTTTTTGGTGATGTAACAGGAAGTATATTTGCAGATGATTCTAGTGTATTTTATGATAGCATAAATCACGAAGCAAGTGTAGATACATTTACAACAAACACAATTACAACTGCAAATATCAAAGCAACTGGAGATTTACTTAGCATAGGATCTAGTTTAGAAAATCAGCGAGTAGAGTTATACTGGCAAGGTGTCGATGAAGGGCCTATTCTTGAAGCATTTTCAACTGTAGATTCGATACCTGAAGTTGCATTTAGAACATCAGGTGGAACACTTACATCGCCAACTAGTGTGCAAACAGACGATGGCTTAGGCGACCTTACTTGGTCTGGTTGGGACGGAAGTGCTTTTGCTCCGGGTGCTGTAATGAGTGTACTAGTCGAAAACTTGCCGACGGCTGGAACAACTCCAAGCACGTGGAATGTGTTCATGTTTGACAGTGGAAATATTAGCTCTACACTTAGTTTCAACAGCAGTGGTGTCCTTAGTGCTCCTTCTATAAAATCAGACTTAACAGGTTCAGTTTTTGGTGACGATTCAACCGTATTAGTTGACGCTGTAAATAATACTATTCCAGGCTATGTAAGTTTATCGACTTTACAAAGTGTAGTGGCGGCTAGTATAGACTTTAGTGATTTCCAAACTAGAATTGCTGCTTTATAATTAATCAAACAAGTATTCTAAATTATTTTCAAATCTAAAAGTTGCAACTGTTCTAGGCAATTTAACTGGATTATATACCCCGTGCGGAACATCAACTCTTAGCACTGCTGGCTGAGTCAATGTAAATCTTTCAATTTCTATTACATTACTATGACTGTGACCTCCACAATTATAAGTTGGATAATACACGTCATCCTCAGTTTCGTCTTTTAACTTGTAAAAAAGTGTTGTAGATTCTTCACAATGTTCTAGAGGAATGTTTAGTGCAATAGTAGGAATAAAATCAGTTAGCACAGGAACCTTATCGTATTTTGACTCGGTATCATCTTCTCTATCTGTGTGTACAAATATACTCATCGGATCTTTGTTATCCGTTACAGTAATATCATTATAAAGATTAGTAAAAATTATCATCTGTTTCATTTTGAGACCCATACTTTCAAATGAGTCTAATAGTTCAGGAATTTCTCTTCGAACTTCGTCTTCAAAATGACACCACCAAATAGTTTTTGGGGGAGGAGGCGTGAATTTATTCTTAAATTCTATTATTTGACCTTGTAAATTTTTCCAATTAGGAACGTCTATAAATTTATAATACTGCATATTACTATTTATAACCTGTTATTTGCAGTGCATATCTGTCAATGTTGCTAAAATTATAAACAGCATGATTAGTTTTTCCTGTCCACGAAAACCAATCTCCGGCCTTCCAGTTGTTTATAACATTTTTATCAACTTCTAAATATTGCCCCGGCTCATGGTCTTGCAACATTACAATTATTCTTTGTATTCGTTGAACATCGGTTAAGTTAAAAACTTTTAACCATTTTTTATATAGATCAGAATGCAATGGCAAATATGTTCCTGGTTTAAGATAATTTACAGCAACTGATATTGGATCTAACTCAGGAAAATTTTCTTTTATTTGTAAGGCAGATTGCGGCATATCTTCATTTTCAAAAAAATTGTATATGTTAATTTGCTCGTTAGAATGGCCGTTTGCTAGGTAATCTTTTAAGTAGATTTCGTCAATAGTTGCTTTGTTATATTGCAAATTGATATAATCATTTATATCCCAATAGGGTGTAATATGACCGTTCATAGTTTATCTTTGATTTTTTCTATGACAGTTGAAAATTTTTCTGGAGTATAATTAGGTACATATTTTTTTAATTTTTTTAAATCAGGCTGTCGTCTTTTAGTGCTTCCTTGCATACTCGGCAATTCGTTCCAGTCGCCTTTGTACCCCAAGGCATGGCTAAGAATATCTGTTGCTGTTTTAATTGTTATTTCTTCATCGCTGCCAATATTAATAATATCGTTTTGTACTATCTCTGCACATTGGATAGTTGCAGATACTGCATCTTTTACATAACAAAACGATCTAGTTTCGTTAGGAGATATAAGATTAAAATCTTGATTTTTAATTTTATCAATTATATCTTTTACAAAATGTCCTTTGCCGCTATGTTCGCTATACACATTAAAATAGCGAAAAATAACAAAATTAATGTTACTGTTGAATAATAAATTTTCAGTCATTATCTTTGGCAAGCGGTAACTCCACCTAGGATTTGTTACGTCTTTAATATGCAAATCTAATTCTTCAGCGGTAGGGTAATTAGTAGTGCCACTTACGACTTCGCTTGAACTTGCGTATATGAATTTACAATCTAAATTACTTGATGCAAAGTCGAACATTGCTATATCTATTTTAGTATTGTTTAATAGTACGTGTGTTGGATTGGTGTAAAAAGATTTCGTGCCGTTAATTGCTGCAA